GCGAAATACAGCAAGCGCTCGATTACCACGACTGAGCGCCACAACCAATTGCCGGCAGAGTCTCGGCAGAAAGGAACGAAGATGGACCAGCACGAAAATCTACCCGCAGTCGCTCATGACGGCACCGGCAGCGCCATGTCGTTGGTAATGGACGATGGCGCAATGGAGAGCATGATGACGGCCGCGAAGCTCATGGCTTCAGCGCGCGTCACCATTCCAAAGCACTTGCAGGGATCTATCGGCGACTGCCTGGCGGTGATCATGCAGGCGGCGCAGTGGAAAATGAACCCTTTTGCCGTTGCGCAGAAGACGCACCTGACGCAAGGCGGCGCTCTCGGGTACGAGGCGCAGTTGGTCAACGCTGTGATCGTGTCCTGCGGCGCCATCGTCGGTCAGCCCGAGTTCGAGTTTTTCGGCGACTGGTCGAAGATTCTCGGGAAGGTCACGGAGCGCACGAGCGAGAAAAGCGGCGGCAAGTATTACGTGTCCGCGTGGGACAGAAGCGCCGAAGCCGGGCTTGGCGTGAAGTGCATAGCGCGCCTCAAGGGGGAATCCGAGCCGCGCGAGATTGAAGTGCTTTTGGCCCAGGCGTGGCCGCGCTTCTCGACACAGTGGGCGACCGATCCGCAGCAGCAAATCACATACCTGGCCGTGCGCAAGTTCGCGCGCCGGTACTCCCCTGGCGCAATCCTTGGCGTCTATACGGACGAGGAAATGTCGGCGGCCGATGTTGGCGAGAAGGAAATCAACCCGATGCCTGCGCCGGCCAGGCGCCAGACCGGCAAGCAGGCGGCTGAAGCGGCGAAGCAGCAGGCCGACGCCGAGGTCGACGCAGATGCGCGTGCCGAACTGGTCGGCAGGCTGCAGAAGATCGCGGAAGAGGACGGAGCGGACGCATACGCCGAAGCATTCAAGAGCATCGGCAAGGAAGGGCGCTTGACGGTCGGGGCGGATGAACACGCGAGGCTAAAGGCGATCGCCGCCGAGACGACGCGGGCGATGCGCGAGCTTGACGCCAAGCTGGTCGCCGAAGATGCGCAAGAAGGTGGCGACGATGAGTGAGCAGGGGTCAGAAGCCTGGAAGCAAGAGCGGTCAGGTCTGTGGACGGCCAGCAGGTTTGCCGGGCTGATCGCCGCCGACAAGAAAACCGGAAAGCCGCTGAAGTCTCGCGCTGACGCTATCTGGAACTGCGTCGTTGAGCGCATGACCGGGCAGCCAGCTGATAGCGCTGGCGGGTTCTCGTTGCAGTGGGGAACCGATGTCGAGCCAGCAGCGCGCGAGGCGTTCGAGCTTGAAACGGGGAAAGTTGTTCATCAGGTCGGGTTCATTCAGCATCCTCGATATGCGTTCGCCGGGGCTTCGCCGGATGGCCTGATCGGAGACGACGAAGGGCTGGAGCTGAAAAGCCCGTACTCGTCATCGGTGCATCTTTCCCGATTCCTTGATGGCGTGCCGTCCGAGTACCTGATTCAGATTCATGGCTGCATGTGGGTTACTGGCCGGAGCAAATGGTACTTCGCGAGCTTCGACCCTCGCATGCCGACATCTCACCGGCTGCTAATTATCCCGGTGCTGCGTGATGAAACACTGATCGCGGCCATTGAGGCCGCCGTGCTGGCGGCAGAGGATGAGGCGGTTGATCTTCAACAACGACTTGAAAGGATGGTTGCGTAATGGGAACACAATTGACAGTCCAGCAGCGCGCAGCAGTGGCGCTGGAGTCCGGCAAGGCGGCGGCCGAACTTCAGGCCCTCGCCGAGTCGTCGAAGGGCATCACGGCGATTACCAACCGGGCAGGAAGGGAAGAGTGCCACTCGGCGGCTATGGCGGCGCAGAAGGCGCGCACTGGCATCGTGCAGGCCGGCAAAGCCGCGCGCGACGACGCAACCAGGTTCAGCAAAGCGGTCATCGCCGAAGAGGCCCGCTTGGTCGCAATCATCCAGCCGGAGGAATCCCGCCTGAAGGAGTTGCGCGACTCATGGGACGAAAAAGAGAAGGCCGAGAAAGCAGCGAAGGCTGAAGCGGAACGTCTGCGCGTTCTCGAAATCACGCAGCGCATCTCGCTGTTCAAGCAAGCGACCGCCGACGCCGCTCGCTTCGACGTTCCGGCATCTGTTGCAGGAGAAATCCTCGCCGAACTACAGGCCATCGAAATCGACTCGTCGTTCGCGGAGTTTTTCGGCGAAGCAAAAGAGGCACACGCCGCAGCCGTTGCCGAGATTCGCGCGACCGTTGAGGCCAAGCATGCATCAGAGGCTGCTGCAGCGAAGGCCCAGAACGAACGAATCCTGGCGAAGATTGCTGCAGAAGAGGCCGCCCGCGTCGCCGAACAGGTCCGCAAGGAAGAGGCGGCAGCGGCCAAGGCAAAGGCAGACGCCGAGGCTGCCGAGCGTGCCGAGCGTGAGCGCGTCGAGGAAGCGGCCCGCAAGGCCGAGCAGGACAAAGCCGACGAACTGCGCCGGGCCGAGGCCGAGAAGCTGGCCGCCGAGCGCAAAGCGCTGGAAGAGCAGCGCGCCAAGTTCGAGGCGGACGAGGCTGCTGCAAGGCTGATATGGGAAATTTCCAAAGACACCGAGGAGAGAGCCGAACTCGACAAGATTGAATCGGCGAAGCGCAGGAAGCAGGAGAAGGAAACAGCGAGAAGCCGCGACATCACGAATCGACTCGATCAGATTATTTTCGAGGTCGAGCAAGTCGAAGATTTGCAAATGCTCGACGACATTTACGCGGCAGTCGTCGCGATCGTCAACGACGAAACGAAGGGGGCGGCATGAGCGGCGCATTTATTTCAAGCTGGTTGCGGATGATGTTCTCGGCCAGAACGGCAAGGCCTCAAATCGACCCGAGCCAGTGGGCCCTTCCTGACAGCACAGCGAGCAGCACCAACGGCCGGCGCGGAGGCGTTGCCCATGCCAAGCGCCAGTCGCTGAAGGCGAAGCGGCGCAAGGCGCATCGGATGCACTGCAAATGAACGTCAATATTTCGAGATATGCATGCATCGAGATTCGAGACGTAGAAATTGGAATCTTTCTGCACGTATTGCGGCTTGCCCATGCCCGCCTTGCCGAGTCTCCGGTTCTGAAATACCACGGAAGCCCGCTTGAACATCAGGCAGGCATCGCTGGGCACGAACTATTTGCCGTCAAGCGGATGATCAGCGACCTCGGCCGCGCCCTCGGAGAATACATGCCAGAGGACGGGGGCGAGCAGGTTGTCGACGCAAGCTTTCCAGTGACGACGGCGAGCAAGTAACGATCAACGGGGCGAATGCGCAGGCTGATGCGCAGCCGTTGCAAGCGGCTGGCCATGCCGGGGATCAGCACCGGCCGCCCCACCCAGCACTAACATAAAGGAATTACGGTATGAAAACGACTCTGAACGCAATCCGGGAGCACGCCCCCTGTGCGGATGGGTGGAAAAAGCTTCTCGGAAATCTTGGGAAGTCCTCAGCAGATGATGAGCCGCTTAGCCTGCTCACGATCCTCGATAGCAACGGGCTTGATGATGCGATATGGTGCCTTCGTGCGGCAACGGGACACGACAAAGAGATTCGCTTATTCGCAGTATGGTGTGCAAGGAAAGTGCAGCATCTGATGACAGCCCCTGTTTTCATTAACGCCATGGATGTTGCAGAGAGGTTTGCGAACGGATTGGCGACAGCAGAAGAACTTGCCGCAGCCAGGGGCGCAGCCAGGTCCGCAGCATGGAACGCAGCCGGGGGCGCAGCCGGGGGCGCAGCCGGGGGCGCAGCCGGGGGCGCAGCCGGGGGCGCAGCCTGGTTCGCAGCATGGAACGCAGCATGGAACGCAGCATGGGATGCAGCCAGGTCCGCACAAAAAGAAAAGTTTCGCGAGTTGATTGCCGGATAGTTTCGGCTAACCAATAATAGAAAAGGAATGGAATTATGGCAAATGATCTGAATCAGTGCAATTTCATCGGAAGATTGGGTAAAGACCCGGAAGCCCGATACTTGGCTAGCGGCGATCAAGTCGTCAATTTCTCAATCGCTGTCGGATGGAAGGGCAAGGACAAGGACGGGGTAGATTGGGTCAACATCGTCGCATTCGGAAAGTTGGCCGAAATTTGCGCGAAGTATCTGACGAAGGGTAGCCAAGTCTTTATCTCTGGAAAGTTCAAGACGGACAAATACCAAGACAAAGACGGGAATGATCGCCACTCGACGAAGATTGTTGCCGACAACATGCAGATGCTTGGCGGGCGCCAGGATAGCGGCGGCGAGAGCAGCGCGCCAATGCAACAGCAGGAAAGCCGGCCAGCACCGTCCAGCACCGGCCAGGCTGCGGCAAAGAAGCGACCATCGTTTGAAGACATGGATGACGATATCCCGTTCTAGGAGCGAAGACAGTGACACCAAAAGCAAAACAAAATCGCCAGGCGATTGACTGGTCGGACAAAGTGCACGCTGTCATTGCGGGATATAACGCCGGGAAAAGCATTCCGATAATTGCTCAAGAGATTGGTGTATCGCTTGATACCACATACCACAAAATATCACGCCTTGTTAAATCCGGCGAGCTTCAGAGAAGGGGAAAGACTCCGCGCTTTCTTACTGAAGCCGAGAAGGACATTATCCGTAAAGAATATGCGACATGCGACACAAAGGAGCTTGCTGAGCGGCTGAACATGGAGGGCGGACACCTTCGGACGTTCGCTGGATACCTCGGACTGAAGCGCGACAAGGCGGCAAGACGAGCGCAGCTTATCGCCGGGCGCAACAAGGCGGACGTTATAAAACTGGAAGCCACCAAGGAAGACGTGACCGAGGGCAAATTCGGCGTTTTTCACCGCAGGACGCTCGCTGGCGGCGTTGAGTATTGGAACGCGAAAACGAGCACGAGAACGCATACGGTTGTGTGGTCTGTCTGATTTTTTGAGGTTAGTGACATGGCGATGACGAAGAAAGAGAAAGCGCCGGACATCGAATCTGCGCGCAAGATGGGCGAGGAAGGCGGGCCGGCAGTTGAGGAAGAGCGGCTTGCTTTCGAGGCGTGGATGGACGGGCATTGCTGGGCGCTTTGCGCGGAATGGAACGGAACTGCATACGTCGAAATGTGTGAGATTGGAGGCTTTATTTCTCCAAACGCAACGCACACACGAGGACTATGGGCCGCCTGGCGCGACCGTGCAGCGCTGGCGAGAATGGCGACAGACGACAGAATCAACCAACTCGAAACCGCGCTGAGGCTGGCCGCAGACGAGCCGAACATCGACAAAGCGCGGGCGATTGCTGATGCGGCGCTGAAGGAAGGGGGTTAATGATGACTACAAGCCTGCTTCCCTGCCCTTTTTGCGGCGCAGGCACAACGGAGATTATGCCAAACGGCAGGACATGGACCGGGATGAAGTACGGCGAGCCGACATCGTGGAGCGTGCGCCACTGGTGCGCGGAGATTCCTGGCCCGTCGCGCATGATCGAGCGTGTTGGGCGTGATAAGGCGCAGGCTATCGCTCGGTGGAACATGAGAGACGGGAAGGAGGCCGCAGAGCAGGCAGAGCACCGCGGAGACATGGAACTGGCCGGAAAGATTCGCAAGTTCCAGTTCCGTGACGCTCGACCGAAGGCGGCATCAGAAATGAAGCTGGAAGATGCGCAACGGCTGCTCGGGCACAGCAAAGAGCAGATGACCAAAGCAGTTTATCGCCGGATTGGCGAGAAGGTGAGGCCAACGAAATGAGTATGAAATACGTGCGCGAAACCTATGGAGTGCCAGCAAAGCGCGGAGGGAGGGTATCGTACAGCGGGGTGACGGTTGGCGAACCTCCGCTGCTTGGGACAATCTGCAGCGCGACAAGCAGCGGCCATATCCGCGTCAAGTTCGATGGCGAGCGCCGGACGCTCAAACTGCATCCGACGTGGGCGATTGAATACCTGCCAACCAACTGAAACCAACGAGCAAAGAAAGGGTTAGGGACGAAATGAAAAGACCATTGGTTATCTATCACGGCAATTGCGCCGATGGGTTTAGCGCCGCCTGGTGCTTTTGGAAAAAATACGGCATTGATTGTGACTACATCGCAGGCGTGTATCAACAAGACCCGCCAGACGTCACCGGGCGAGACGTTTTTCTGGTTGACTTCAGCTACAAATCGAACGTTGTAGAGCGAATGCTTGACGAGGCGAATACGGTCACACTGATCGACCATCATAAGACAGCAATCGAGGGTCTTCGAGAGCTGAAGGAGCGGCATATCTCAACAAACGGGAATGGCCGCGGGGATCGTTTCGGTTGGTACTGCGACCTGGATCGAAGCGGAGCCACTCTTGCATGGGATTAGCTATTCCCAGGCGATCCGCGCCCATTGTTGCTGGCTCACGTTGAAGATAGAGATTTGTGGCGGTTCAAATTGGACGGCACGCGAGAAATTCAGGCGTTTTTGTTCTCTCATGAGTACAGTTTTGAGCTATGGGATAAGCTTATGGACGCAAAATACCCCGAGCTTCTGGAAATGGCCGCCGCTGGCGAGGCTATCGAGCGCAAGCACCACAAGGACATAGCGGAGCTTCTCGGGGTGTGCGCTCGGCGCATGACTATCGGCGGACATGATGTTCCTGTTGCTAGCCTTCCATACACAATGGTAAGCGATGCTGCGCATGAAATGGCGAAGGGTGAACCGTTCTCGGCGTGCTATTGGGATACGGCAGACGGTCGCGTATTCGGCCTTAGAGCTACCAACGAAGGCGCCGACGTGTCCG